CTAATCCAATCGAAGATAAGATGATTATGGAAGAGGCTAAAACTAAGATTCAAGCTCAAGGTGATAATATTTCTATATTAGAGGATTTTAGAGAAGAAGGCATTGGGAGTCTGGCTCCAGGAATCAAGAAACCTATTGATGAACTAGAAAAAAATATGTTGAATAACACAGATTACCAAAATAAAAAGAAAGCTATTGATAATATCCCAACAAAACCAGATTTAGATAGACCATTTGTAACTGATGAAGAAATGTCTGCATTTACACTAGAAGACAATGCAAGAAAATTAAATAAAGCTAAAGGTGTTATAGATAAGTTAGATGCTAAAACTACAAGACAAAAATTGTTTGTAGCAGATTTAGTTGAAGATGTAGGTCAAGGTATATTTGAAAATGTAGATATGGGTGCAATTGTTAGATCCAACATGTATGATGATTTAATAGAACAAGGTATTGATGAAGATGTGTTAACAAAAGTAATGTACTCAGGAACAAAGTCTGATGACTTTGGAATTACAATGTCAAAGATAAAATCCAATGCTAGAGATGAAGGTGTCAATATAGATGAGACTATAGATTTTTATGAAAGTGCTTTTAATGAAGTAGACATCCCTAAAAAAGCTGACGGCGGTAGAATAGGTTATTCTGAAGGAAACGATGATCCTAAAAAATTAATTAAAAAAATACCCAAAGTTGGTAAAATTGTTTCAGCTGTAGGAGAGATTGTAAATTATGTAAAAACATTGGATCCAATAGAAGCTATGAAAGAAGTAAACAGAGTTATAGCTAAAGAAGGTAAGTATAAAAATGTAACAAATAAAGAATCTGAAAAAATATTTGAGGACACACAAGATCACATTTTTGAAAGAGATCCTAAACCAACTGAGTTTGATATTGACATTGATGATGAAGAAATAGAATCAGCTAGAGCACTAGCACCTAAGATGGTAGAGCGATTACAATTAAAAGAAAGATTTCCTGGATTAGATGAGGAACTAATTCAAAGAATTTTAATTGACGACAACCCTCAAAGAAAAGCTGAAGTAATAGCAACTATTGAAGAGTCTTATAAGATGTTAGAAAAAGGTATGCAACCTGAAGACATCATTAACACTTTTAAAAATACATCTAGAAGTAAAAACGCATCAGGGGGCTTGCCTCACATATTGGGAGTTTAACTTGAAACTTCACGATTATAGACAAACTATGGCTCACATGAGACGCCCTGGTTTTGAGAACGGATCTCCTCCACCAAAACCTGAACAGCAAACACCTTTCATTGACAAGCTAAAAAATTTAAAAGAAGTTGCTCCAGGTTTAATGCCTAGAAGTAAAGTTTCTATTTTAAAAATGTATATGGATGAAGCTCTCAAAGATGGAGAGATTACACAAGAACAACACACAGAAATGTTAATGCCTTACTTTGGTGAGTTAGGTGAAAACGTAACAGAACAAATTGAAATATCTGATAGAGAAAATTTTTCAAAAGGAGGATACAAGGGATATGTTTCTTCTGAAAGATTAGAATTAGAAAAAAAAATACCTGAGATAAGAAGATTATTTTTAGAAGGAAACTCTATCTTAGACCTTTCTAAAAAATTAAATGTTGACGGAAAAAAAATTGAAACTATTTTAAACGAATTAAAAGGGAACACTGCTTTAAAAAAAGATGGTAAAATAATTGATCGAGGTTATGCTATACCTGAAGATACAGAACGTGGTAAATTATACAAAGACAATAGAATTTCAAAAAAAGATTTAGAGTTAAGAGGAAGAGGAGGTTCTGGACGTACTGCAGCAATAGCTACAGAAACAATAGAGGCAGCACGTGATGCTTCTAAAACATTGACTATGCCAGAACTGGCAGAAAAATTTAAGATTAGTGAAGCAAGTTTAAGAGATTATGGAATTACAGGAGCTAAAGCTAGAGATAAATTTAAAGAAAAATATATAAAACCAGAAGTTACAAAATATGGTAATAAAGTTTTAAAAGTTTTAGAAAAAAATCCATCTTTAATAGGAAATCAAAATGAGTTATTTAAACAAGCAAAAGTCCCTCCTGGAATGGATTCAGGTGTTTCAAGAGCTTTAAAAAATAATGCAGAATTAGGGAGTGGTAAAAAACGTTTTGATATTCCTAAAAGTATTTCTAAATTAGTTTCTAAACTATATGGAGTTACAGAAACTGTTGATGATCTTTTTTTTAAAGCAGGTGCCTCCCCTGAAGATGTAAGTTCTATGTTGACTAAACCAGCCTCATCTTTAAAAGAACCTTTTAGATCTGGCGTATTAAGAAGAGCTACTGTTTTTGAACATACTTTTCCAAAATCATTAATACCTTTTATTAAAGGTAAAAAATTGCAAAATGAATTATTAATGACTGGAGAAAGAACCTCTCCTTTTTTAAATGATTTTAAAACTAGATTTGATTTAGCTCAAAAAAGAGCTGTTGAAAAATATTTAAAAGATGGAAATTTAAAAGAATATAATAAGTCAATTAATAATATTAGAGATACAGTTAAAAAACTTACAGGTGGTTATGAAATAGGTTATATAAAGTTTGACAAAAATGGAAATTCTTTTCCAATTGTAAATTCAAAAATTGCATCTGAAGGTTTAAATGAATTTGGACAAGGGACAGCTCAAAAAGTAACTGCATTTAAAAATGCAAAATACACTACTAATCTTTTAAAAAATTTTAAAAAAGATCCTGAAAATATAAATTTTTCTACTTTAAGAAGAGAAGTAGATGTTGAAGACATATCAGAAGATGTAATTAAAAAAAGCCAAGAAGCAGCTAAAGCTTATGAAAAAGCAAAACCTTTCTTGGGTTTAAAAGATAAATTTATTAATTTTTCAAAAAAAAATTTAAATAATCCTTTAGTACAAACTTTATTTAAAGCTCCCGCAGGGAAAGCAGCTCTTGTGACAGGTGCAATTTTACTACCTTCTAAATTAGCAGCCCAAGAACCAGAAGATATACCTCCAGGAATGTTGCCAGAAGGATCTCCAGGTCAAATAAATCCTGAACCTGAAGAAGTATTTGATCCAGAAAGAGCTGAACCAGGTTTAGCTTTAACTGCAGCAGCAGCCCCATTAGCAACTCAAAAAGGAAGAAACTTATATGGAAAATTTGCTAAACAAATTGCAAGCGGTTTAGGCAATACTGTAAGAGCAGTAGGATCACCTTTAACTGGTTTAACATTAGCAGCAAGTGAGTTTGCTGATATTAATCCAATTAGGTTAGCAAAAGAAGATGAAGAAGGTATTTTTAAATATGACGAAAAATTTGGAAGTTTAAAAGAAGACCCTAGTATGGGTCAAGCTGGTGCAGAATTACTTTTACCAGAACAAATAAAAAGAGTTGCAGGTAAATTACCAAAAGGAATTATGAGTAATCTTTTTGGTTTACAAGGCTTATCAAAATTTGGAAAAATTGGAGCTTTAGCTGCAAGAGCACCTAGTGTCATGACTCCTGTTGGTTTAACTTTACTTGGAGCTGAAGGAATTAAAAAACTTTATGATGAAGAGCAAAAGAGAAAACGTATGATTGAAGCTATGGACCCTGAAGAAAGAGTACAGTTTCTACAAGAAGAAAAAGATACAGAAGAATTTATGTCAAGACAGTCTGCTGCTACTGGTGGTATAATGAGATTAGGTTTTGCAGATGGACCAGAAGATCCTAAAAAAAGAAAGTTTATGAAAATAATGGGTGGACTTGCAGCTATACCTTTACTTGGAAGATTTATTGATATTGGAACTCAAGCACCAAAAATAGCTGAAGTAGTTAGAAGAGGCACTGAGGGTATACCTGATTTTTTAATGGATCTTATTGCTAAAGTTAAAGCAGGCGCTGAAACAAAAGGATTAAAATATTTTACTGGTAATAAACCGGAAGAATTTAAAGACGTTTATCAATTGGATAATTACGTTGTTACAGAAAAAGGTAATAAAACAATCATTAGAGAAGTAGATCAAGATGGAGACATGCTTTATAAAGAAAACCAAATGGAAATAGATTATGACCCTGAGACTGGAGGCTATACTTACAATGAAGCAAGCGCTAGACCTGATGCAGAAGGAAAGCTTAAAGATGTAGAAGAATACATTGAAGAAGATGATTTAGAAAACATGAGAAAATATACTTATGACGAATAAATACCCTAAGACCTGGCTCCTGCCGCCTGAATCCGGACCCATGCCTCAGGGCTTGAATATTAACTATAATACTGTTAAGACAGTGAAACTGGAGAAAATAAAAAATGGCAGACAAAATAGACAAGTCTCTGACTCAAAGTCCAAGAGGCTCAATAGATCTTCCTAGTGAAGAAGAGATACAAGAAACAGTAGTTGAGACTCAAGAGGAAATGGAACAGGCTCCAGGGCCTGTAGAAATTAATCAACAAGACGATGGATCAGTTGAAGTAGACTTTGATCCAAACGCTGCCTCACCAGAAGGTGGTGATGAGCATTATGCAAACTTAGCAGAATTTTTACCAGAAGAAGTTTTAGGTGAAATAGGTTCAGACCTTTCACAAAAATATCAAGAGTATCAAATGGGTAGAAAAGAATGGGAACGTTCTTACACTCAAGGTTTAGATTTATTAGGTTTTAAATACGATATGAGAACAGAACCTTTCCAAGGAGCTTCAGGTGCAACTCACCCAGTTCTAGCAGAAGCGGTTACACAGTTTCAAGCACTAGCTTACAAAGAATTACTACCAGCAGATGGACCAGTTAGAACTCAAGTGATTGGTGCACCTAACGAACAAAAATCTCAACAAGCAAATAGAGTAAAAGATTTTATGAACTATGAGCTCATGGAAAAAATGAAAGACTATGAGCCAGACTTTGATCAAATGCTATTTTATCTTCCATTAGCAGGGTCAGCTTTTAAAAAAGTTTACTATGATGAACTTTCAAAAAAAGCTACATCAAAGTTCGTACCGGCAGATGATTTGATTGTACCCTACACGGCTACCTCATTAGACGATGCAGAGGCAATCATCCATCGGGTAAAAATTTCTAAGAACGAATTAAGAAAACAACAAGTAGCAGGTTTTTATTTAGACGAAGATTTAGGTTCTCCAAGACAAGTTGAAGACGACGTTGAGAAAAAAGAAAGAGAACTAGAAGGCCAAAGAAAAACTCAAGATGATGATGTTTATACTATTTTAGAATGTCATGTTAATTTAGATCTTGAAGGTTTTGAAGATGCAGACCCTGAAACTGGTGAAGCGTCAGGAATTAAAATTCCATACATAGTAACAATTGATGAAGCTACAAGAAAAGTTTTAGCTATAAGACGTAACTATGAAATAGGTGATCCAGATAAAACTAAAATACAATATTTTGTACATTTCAAATTTCTTCCAGGACTAGGGTTTTATGGCTTTGGTCTAATCCACATGATTGGCGGTTTAAGCAGAACTGCAACTGCAGCACTCCGTCAATTATTGGACGCAGGAACTTTATCTAATTTACCTGCTGGATTTAAAATGCGTGGTATTAGAATTAGAGATGATGCGCAATCAATTCAACCTGGTGAATTTAGAGACGTAGATGCACCTGGTGGAAATCTAAAAGATTCATTTATGATGTTACCATTCAAAGAACCATCAGCTACATTATTAAACCTAATGGGTATAGTTGTTCAAGCTGGTCAAAGATTTGCATCAATTGCTGATCTACAAGTTGGAGATGGCAATCAACAAGCTGCAGTTGGAACTACAGTTGCTTTATTAGAGCGTGGTTCAAGAACTATGTCAGCTATTCACAAAAGAATTTACTCTTCGTTAAAAACTGAATTTAGATTGTTAGCTAGAGTATTCAAGTTATATCTACCACCGGAGTATCCGTACGACGTAGTTGGGGGTCAAAGGTTTATTAAACAAACAGACTTTGATGATAGAGTAGATATATTGCCAGTTGCCGATCCCAACATCTTTTCTCAAACTCAGCGTATTTCCCTCGCACAAACAGAGTTGCAGCTGGCACAATCAAATCCTCAGATGCACAATATGTATCAAGCGTATCGACATATGTATGAAGCATTGGGTGTAAAAAATATTGATTCTATTTTAATGAAACCTCAACAGCCGGCACCAATGGATCCTGCTTTAGAAAACATTATGGCTTTATCAGGTAAACCATTTAATGCATTCCCAGGTCAAGATCACAGAGCGCACATGACTTCGCATTTAAATTTTATGGCAACTAACATGGCACAAAATAATCCAATGATTATGGCTGCTATGGAAAAAAATATTATGGAGCACATAAGTTTAATGGCACAAGAACAAATTGAAATAGAGTTTGCAGATGAAATTCCTCAAATGCAACAGATGGCAGCGATGGCTCAAGCCAATCCACAAGTTGCAGAACAGCTAAGACAAATAACTTTACGTATTGAAGCTAGAAAAGCTGTCCTGATTGCTGAGATGATGGAAGAATTCTTGAAAGAAGAAAGAGAAGTTACTTCTGGTTTAGGTAATGATCCTATTGCACAGTTAAGAGCAAGAGAATTAGACCTAAGAGCACAAGATAACGAGCGTAAAAAAGTTGAAGGTCAAGAAAGAATCAACCTTGATAAGATGAAAGCAATGATGAATCAACAAAATCAAGAAAATAAACTTGAACAAAACGAAGAACTAGCAAATTTAAGAGCTGATACGTCAATTGAAAAAACAATATTAGGTAAATCTATTCCAAATGTGGATAAAATGATGCCAAGTGTTGAAATAGAAAAATATGAAGGAGAAAACAGATGAAAAAAACAGTGAAAAAAAAGAAAAAATCATTTCCTGATGTTTCTGGAGATGGAAAAATTACAAAAAAAGACATTTTAATGGCTAGAGGTGTAATACCTAAGAAAAAAATGGCAAAAAAGAAAAAAGTAAGGTAAGTTTAAGAAAAATAAGGAGAAAATATGAACAAAAAAGATAAATTTTTTGTAGCATCTGAAGAAATAGGAATCCCTTCTCAAAATATAGAGTTGGACCCTAGATCTGTAACAACAGCTAACGGTATGCCAAGAAACTACATACCAACTGGAGACAAAACTGAAGTTAGAGGTACTAAAAGAATGCTAGCTAACAAAAAGAAAACGGCAACTTGGTACTAACATGTGGTTATCGGCAATCAAATTAGCCGTTTCTGCTGGTAGTAAAATTTATGCTAACAAGCAGAAGGCAAAAGTCGCAATGTCTGATGCACAGCTATTGCACGCTGAACGACAAGCTCGTGGTGAGGAAGCTTACCAGGGAAAATTGTTAGAGGCACGTCAAAACGATTATAAGGACGAGTTTGTCCTCGTAATATTGTCTGCCCCAATAATTGTGCTTGCTTGGGGAGTCTTCTCGGACGATCCTGGCGCTCTCGATAAAGTAAAAACTTTCTTCGAGCATTTTGCGTCATTGCCTACGTGGTTTTCGACATTGTGGATCCTTGTCGTGGGTAGTATTTTTGGTATAAAGGGTACACAAATTTTTAAAAACGGAGGAAAAAAATAATGGCAAACAATAGATTTAATAAACAAGTCACTCAATCAAGACAAGCTTTGATGAATGGCGGAAGAACAAAAAAAATGGGTGGTGGAAAAATGTCCACTGCTAGAAAAGACATGGAGTCTGGTTTTTACAAAGACGACATGGGTATGAGAGGTGGAGCTATGTTTAAAAAAGGTGGTTCTGCTAAAAAAAAGAAACAAGGTTACAAAGATAGAAAAGATGAATCAATTGCAATGAGAATTAAAAAGAAAAGAACTAAAAAGCAATTGAAAGATTCAAGAGATGAGTCTTATGGTAAGTTTGGTTCTAAAGCTAAAAAATCAGGTAAGATTAATAAGTAATGTCTAAAAAAAATATTCAGAAACTTTTAAAAGCTATGGCTGGTAAGAAAAAAAAGAAGCCAGTTAAAAAGACTTCACGAGTTATAGCTTTAGAAGGTAGAAAAAATTTTTCTAAAGGTTCTGGAGAAAACGATATGGTTAGACAAGCTCAAAGGGATTATAATGGAAGTTACATTTCAGGAGATCTTGGTGGAGTAGAAGTTGGAAATAAATCATATAAAAAATATTATAAAGGATTAATATAATGTCTCGTCCCGGTTTATATGCAAACATTGCAGCTAAAAAAGCTAGAATCAAAGCTGGCTCTAAAGAGAAGATGAGAAAAAAAGGTGCTAAAGGTGCACCGACTGCAAAACAATTTAAAAGAGCAAAAAAAACAGCGAGGTCATAATGGCAAAACTATGTCCAAAAGGAAAAGCAGCAGCAAAGCGTAAATTCAAAGTATATCCCTCTGCGTACGCTAATATGTATGCGTCCGGTGTATGCTCTGGTAAAATTACTCCAGGTGGTAAAAAAGGAAAAAGAAAAAAAGCTGCTAGCGGAGGTCTAATCGTTGACGAAGATTTAACGATGATGGTTGATGTATAATGCGTACTTACTATTCAGAAGGTGGTTTAAGAAAATGGGTAGCCGACAAATGGGTGGACATTGGAGCACCGAAGAAGAACGGGAAATATCAACCTTGCGGGAGAAGCAAAGGCTCAAAGAGGAAATATCCCAAATGCGTCCCACTTGCAAAAGCCACACGAATGACAAAGTCGCAAAAGGCGAGTGCTGTCAAACGAAAAAGAGCAGCAGGGAATCCTGGCGGCAAGCCTACTAACGTAAAAACATTTACTAAAAGAAAGAAGTAACATGAGAAAACAAGACAACATGCCTGCTAGAAATAAAAAAAATTTTAGGTCTACAAAATCTGGAGCTGGTATGACAGCTAAAGGTGTTGCTGCTTACAGAAGAAAAAACCCTGGTTCAAAACTAAAGACAGCTGTAACAGGTAAGGTAAAACCTGGTTCTAAAGATGCTAATAGACGTAAATCATATTGTGCACGTAGTGCAGGTCAAATGAAAAAATTCCCTAAAGCTGCTAAAGATCCTAATTCTAGATTAAGACAAGCTAGGAAAAGATGGAAATGTTAGATAATTTTATATATAAATTTTGTGAAACTATTGACAATATTACAGATTACATAGATAGTTGGTGTGATGCGAGATACAAAACTATTAGAAACTTTTTCAATAAAAAAAGAAAAAGAGGAAAAAGAAAAAAATCTGTTTAAAACTCTTCGTAAAGAAGTTGAGACAGGTGCAAATGGAACACAAGATTATATAATTAAGAAAGGTATAAATAAAGGTAAAAAAGCAAATGGACGAACTACAGATAATAACTAAAATACAGAGAGAGCTGAAAGAATCTTATCAACAAATTGGTGATGCTATGATTGCTGGTAGTGTTGACAATATGGAAAAATATAAGTATATGATGGGACAGGCACATGCCTATTATAAAATATCACAGGATATCTCTAACCTGCTAAATAAGAAGGAGCAAAATGAAAAAGGAACAGTTATCAAATTCGGAGACACCAAAGATTAAATATGCTTTGGCAGATAAGTACGAAAAAGAAAATAAAGAGATCGAAGATAAAGAACAAAAAACTTACGATCGATTAAAATCAAAAGAGTCAGAAAAATTACCCAAACCCACTGGTTGGAGAATGTTACTTCTTCCTTTCAAAATGAAAGAAAAAACTAAGGGTGGTTTAATTTTAGGACAAGAAACTTTAGAGAAACAACAAGTTGCATCTCAATGCGGTTTGGTTTTAGCAATGGGTCCACATTGTTATGACAAAGAAAAATTTCCTGAAGGGCCTTGGTGTAAAAAAGGTGATTGGGTTGTGTTTGCAAGATATGCAGGCAGCCGAATACACATCGATGGTGGGGAAGTTAGATTGCTAAATGATGATGAAGTTTTAGCAACCATCGAAAACCCTGAAGATATACTTCATCAATATTAACAATCATAGGAGGAACTATGCCAGACACTGAAGAAGTGAACAAAACAGTTGATATCGATACCTCTGGTCCAGCAATGGACGTCGATGTTGCTGAAGAAAAAGATCAAGCAGAGATTGAACAGCCGGAAATAAAAGAGAATCCATCTGTAAGACCTGTTGTAGATGAAACAGTAGCAGAGGATAAGACTCACGAAAATGAAAGAGAAGTCAAATTAGATGACAAGAAAGATAATACAGAAGAATTAGAACAATATAGTGATAGTGTACAAAAAAGAATAGCTAAGCTAACCAAGAAGTGGAGAGAAGCTGAAAGACAAAAAGATGAAGCTTTATCTTACGCTGAAAGAACTATCAAAGAGAAAAAAGTAACAGAAGAAAAATTAAAAAAAATAGAACCTAATTTTCTTTCTGTAACTGAACAAAGTATCGAATCAGGGATAGAAGCAGCAAAAGCAAAACTTGCAGCAGCTAGAGAAGCAAATGATCTAGGAGCTGAAGCAGATGCAATGGCAGCTATATCTGAATTTGGATACAAAAAAGCTAAATTGACTGAAACAAAAGCAGCTCAAGAAGCTTTTGATAAACAACAATCGGAGAAAAAACCTGAAGTTAATTTACAAAGACAACAAGCGGCGCAAGGTACACCTGATCCTAGAGCTGAAGCATGGGCAGAGAATAACTCATGGTTTGGTCAAGATTCAGCTATGACTTATACAGCTTTTGATCTTCATAAAAAGTTAACTGAACAAGAAGGTTTTGACCCATCAAGTCCCGAGTATTATTCTGAAATAGATAAGAGAATAAGACTTGAATTTCCGCACAAATTTGGTAAAACAAATACAACGGGAGAAGATACACGACCTGCTCCAGTACAACAAGTAGCTTCGGCGAAGCGAAGTACTAAATCTGGTCGCAAAACTGTGAGGCTCACACCATCACAGGTTACTATCGCCAAAAAATTAGGTGTGCCACTCGAAGAGTATGCGAAACAACTAAATATCACGAAGGAGGGATAAAGCATATGGAAAATACAATAGACAAGAAGACCTCACGTGCGAGTCAAACAAGAGAAAAAACATCTCATAAAAAAGTTTGGACTCCACCATCACCTTTAGATTCACCACCTGCTCCATCAGGTTTTAAACATAGATGGATTAGAGCTGAGTCAATGGGATTTCAAGATACGAAAAATGTATCTGCCTCGTTAAGAGAAGGATACGAATTAGTTCGTGCTGATGAATACCCAGATTCACAATTTCCAGTCATTGAAGACGGGAAATATTCAGGAGTGATCGGAGTTGGCGGCCTACTGCTCGCTAGGATACCTGAAGAGATTATTAAGCAGAGACAAGATTATTACGCTTCACAGCATAATGAAAAGGTCAAAGCTATGGATAATGATCTCATGAAGGAAGAGCACCCAAGTATGCCTATCGATATTGATAGACAGACTCGTGTAACTTTTGGTGGCTCAAAGAAATCTTAAAAAATTTCCTAACCATTAAAGTTCATTTAACCCGTACTGGAGGCCCGCAAGGGCAGGTACATTTATAAGGAGGCCTCTATGGCAAATAAAAACGAACCTTTCGGTCTAAGAGCGATCGGAAAAGTTGGTCAAAATAGAGACAACCAAGGTTTAAGTGAATATAGTATCGCTGCAAACTATGCGACTACTATTTTTTTTCAAGACGCTGTAAAACCAATAGCTACTGGAACTATCCAACAAGCTGCAGCTGGTGACAGATTACTTGGAACACTTAATGGTGTTTTCTACACTGATCCGACTACAAGCAAACCAACGTTTGCAAATCACTATTCACAAGTTAACGCTTCTGATATAGCTGCTTTTGTAAGCGACGACCCATATGAAAGATTCGAGATCCAAACTGATATATCAACTGCTTCAGCGCAGACTGATGTATTTATGAATGCGGATATCGTACTTTCAGCTGGTGTTGCAGCAAACTTTGTATCTAACTCAATGTTAGATGATAGTACGTTGTCAACAACAAGTGGTCAGTTAAAAATCATGGGACCGTCAACTAATACAGACAACAGCGATGTTGCTTCTGGTTATGTTAACTGGGTTGTGATGATTAATGAACACATATACAACTCTGCTACGGCAGGAATATAATAGTTAGAATAGGAGAAAAAACATGGCTATATCACGAGGACAACTAGTTAAAGAACTAGAACCAGGCCTGAATGCACTATTCGGACTGGAA